AACTAATGATTGATTGGGGTAAATATCCTAACTTTAAAAGATCTGAGTTTGCTTGTCAGCATTGTGGATCTGAAGGCATCAAAGAAGAACTGGTAGCTAAGCTGCAAGAGTTACGTAATGCTTATGGTAAACCAATGACAATAACTTCAGGCTATCGTTGTCCCTTGCATCCAGAAGAGAGGAAGAAGAGTGTGCCTGGAACGCATGCAGAGGGCATTGCTGCCGATGTTGCAGTTCAGGGTGAGGCAGCTATAGAGCTACTACACAAAGCCATTGGGCTTGGTTTTACAGGCATTGGTGTGCAGCAGAAAGGTACTGGTAGATTTATCCACTTAGACATAGGCAAGGGATCTACTAGACCTGCACTCTGGAGCTATTAAAAAAGGGGCCGAAGCCCCTATCAAGACTAAGTGGACTGGGAACCAGCTTAGTTATTCTTCATCAGTGTTGCGAGAGATTAGGATACGCACGATACCTAGATCAATAACAATGTATCCTTTCTCTAACTCTTGATACTCAACACCAAACGCAATACCTGTAATCAAACATACTTCAATATCCATATTAGTTCCTTATAGTGTGCGCTGCAGGGTGGACTCGAACCACCACACCCCTGCTTACAACGCAGGACTCTACCAGTTGGAGCTACTGCAGCAGCATCTTAAATTTCACAGTGACCAGCTACACACGCTAGTGTCTGTGCTCCCTCGACATTATCATCTGCTTCTGACAATGTATCCCAGTCAATTGCTTGTGGCATCTTAGCTAGCAGTTCATTGTACTGCTGCTCGTTGCAGTCTTCGTATGGTGCTTGTCGATAAGTACCACCATCATGCGGTAGGAAAGATACCCCACTTACCTCATCGAAGTTTCTCCACACCCACGCCCCTACATCAAGCCATTCATCTTCTTTAACAGAGATGGTGACTGATGGTTTGTGCTCACACCAGTGACGTTGGTACTGCATCCATAGATCTAGGTGCTGGATAGCGTTCAGATCTTCACGTACTCGAGCACCCTCTGGTGACTTCTGCGGGAACGAGAACACCACAGTAGAGTCAGGACGCATGACACAATCTTCAGAAGGAATACCTGCTTGAGTCATGAACTGCGAGAGAGGATCTTTCTTATCGCCCCGAACCCTACGAATATAATAAGGGCTATGTCGAGTATGAATGCCAGAGGCAGAATCAACAAGTTGAGACACAGTGCCGCTAGGTTTGACACAAGTAATAGCAGCCGACTGAGGGATGCCAAGAGCACTGCTGTACTGAAGATTGGTAGCAACGGCGACTTCTTTAAGTTGTTCAAGATTCTTCGCAGTTGTAGCACTTACTTCTCCCATCATCTTGTTGTCTAGAATACCTGTCAGTGACACACCAAGCAGACGTTCTTCCTCTGTGTTCTTCTGCCAGATCTTACGAAGGTAAGGGAAGTGTGTCAGTGTAGCCTGGAACGTACCAAGGATAGTAGCTAGGCGTACCTTGTTAGATAGACTATCTACAGTATCAGTTGAACGTACTACCACCTCTGTTAAGTTGCAGAACTGGTAGGGACGGAGGATGTTTTCGCTACAGGGATTAGTACCGAAGTCGTAAGAAGAATCCCTTCGTCCGTTCTTAGCAGCTTGAGCAACACTGGCGGCTCGAGAGAAGATCCCTCGCTCTCCAGAGTGAGAGTGGTAAAGGCTAGTCCACTCTTGGAGAAATTGTCCAACATCTGGTTTAGCTTCGTAAGTTGCTGAATTGTTAGCGAGTGCTCGTTGTCCATTCTGTTCCCACCATGCTCCTGATTTACAATGCCGCATCTTGTCATCTTCTAGATCAGACAAAGATATCATGGCGCTTCGCCTAACGCCTCCAACCACAACAACTTCCCCGATCTTGCACAGAATATCATGGCATTCGAGCGATGTGAGACGACGACCCAATGCACCTTTGAACTTGGCAATTGAGAACTTAAAGAGTTCTTCCAAGGGTGCAGGGCCGGACGCTCTACCACCAAAGGTTTTGAGTCGAGTACCCGCTGGCCTAACTTTCGATAGATCCCATTTTGGGATTTCACCAGAATATAAAAGAGCCAGTAACTGTCGTAGTGCTTTAGCCCATCCTTCTTTGCTGTCGGCAACAACGATAGTAGTTTGACTATCAAATAGTTGGTCAGGTACTTCAGGTAATTTATTAACATACTGCTGCTCCACAGAAAATCCTACACCAGTTCCACACAACAAGATATACATAGCCTCATCGAATGCTTTAGGATCATCGATGGGTAGGTAAGAACAATTATATCCAGCAGTGTTGTCACGCTCAAGTGCTTTACCTGCTGTCATTAAAGCTCGCATGGAAGGCATTACTTCCAGATTAAGTACCGCTGTCTCTAGCTCATTACGAAGACCACGAGTAAGAGCAAAGCCATGCTTCTCCTGTAGATGATCTTCCATAAAATTAAAGTAACGTGCTACTGTTTCAGTCCAGTTCTCTCGACGATTCTTCTCAGGAAGAAAACGAGCATACCGACTCTTCGCAATAAACTCTTGATACAAATTCATATTAGTCCCAGTCTACAATAAAAGTTAACGTGTCTTGTTTCTCTTCTATAACATCAGAGAATCTGTCTACCAAACTCTCTGATGTTATCCCTAATAACTCTAGCAGAGTTACCTCATCTAATTCTTTTAATCTTTCGATTAGTTCAGGTAGTGTTAGAGTCATAGATAATTAGCTATACCTTCTGAATGCTGTAGCCAGCTTTGGTATACGCAATATACTCTTCGCCTTTAGAACGAAGGAACTTACGCAGTGCCTGACGAGCACGTTCGTAGCTATTGAATCCTTCTTTAAACATTTTCAATGTAAGTTTACGTCCATTAAGTTTTACAATGTACATTCATATTCTCCTTGTGATAGGTACTCTAATATTATAACACTAATTATAGAATTTGTCAACTAGCATATCATAATTTTGTATCGCAAAATTGAGATAGTGTTGCGCCTTCTTCAGATCTTCCAAACCATTCTTACTATCATGACGATGCACGTATTTGATTACGTTGCAAAGCCAGGGATCTAACTTCCAATCTTCCCAGACATCCCAGGGCTGGATCTTATGCCTGATATAATGATCACCTCCTATCTGTACTTGCTTAGCTTCAAGTTTCTGTTTCAATAAATCACCAAGACTAGGCTCTTCCATATCGTTTCCTTAAGTATTTAAGACTGACTGGCATCTCATCGAACTGTCCATCATCTACTTCATGTAACATCCAGATACCACGCCAGTAATTATTACCCTGTGCTCCGAGGTAATCCTCATCGTGCAGGTAGCAACACCCACAGAACAAACCAGTTATCTGTTTACCGTCAGCCCTGTTAGCATAAGCTATCTGCCTACCTTGTACATGGCCCATGACAGCAGACATGTGACGCTTAGTTAACAGTGCAGCAGCAGAAGTTACTGGCCTACCCATCACGCCGCTGGTAAAGAAATGACAATAAACCACGCCGTCAATAACAACAGGACTAAGATAAGGATACACCTCCCAACCAGCTTGTTCGTATCCGAGATCATTGAGACCAATAGTGCCGTCGAGTTTAGGATCTCCTTCGATAGCTCTGGTAATTCTGTCTTCGTGGTTGCCAAGCGTGAGAACCATTCGGGGTCTATATTGTTTTTCTTTTCGTTTTCTTCGCTGCTCATTTAGTTCCCTCATTGGTGCAAGAAGTTGATCCATTGCTTTCTTAACTGTGTCGATGTCAGTCTTGTAGCGTCTGCCTTCAAAGCTCTTACGTCCTACATCATAGCTCGAGAGTGAAGGCATGTCAGCAAAGTCACCTATGTTTACGATAACATCTGGCTGCTTGTCTGCTATGTACTGACCCACCCAGGTAAGATAAGACAGATCAACTCCTGCCTTTACCTGCATATCAGGTAGGATTAGATGTGTCTTCATCTTTTAGAAAGGCGTGTCTTCATCTTCGTCTTCAACTTTACGATCTGCAAGTATACGATCTAAACGATCCCTTGCTGTTTCAATCTCTATCTGATCAGAGATGTTGTATCCATAGATACCTTCTAAGAAACGAATGAAGTCTCGAAGTACGATATCCCATGTACTACCTGAATCAAACACAGAAACTTTAGTAAGGCTGGTTTCATCTGGATATCCTTCATACTCTTGTTTATCTACATATGCAAAGGTATACATTACTTTATTATCTTTCATTGGCTTTCTCCAATATAGTTAAGAAGTACTCAGCGTCTACTACTACAAGAGGGCTGGCTCTATTTTGCTTAATAAAAACGACAGGCTCTCCTTGTCCTTTCGCATTCGTTTGCGCTTGCTCATAGTATCCGTATACTGCAATTCGATCCCTTGACTTACACTCCACAGAAATCGGGCATCTTCGTCTTGCTGTTGGCGAGAGTAAGATATCTTCTCCTCCCGCACCCATACTGACTGATCGTACATCGTCTGGCTCCAGATTAAACTTCGATATTATCTGATCTCTCACCCACTGCTGAAAGATCCTGCCTTTGTTCTTTGCGCTGCTTGGTTTCAAGTTTAATGATTTCCTTTTGTTTTATCCACTTCTTTGGAATGTTAATGATACAACAAGCGTCTCCTGCATCATTAATGGTACTTGCTATAGCGATAGCTTCTTTGTTCTCACCAACTACATAACCAAACGTATAAGTATCTAACACACTAGGGACAACATTTCCTATGTTTAGCCATGCGTCATGACTGAAAGCATCTACCCAATGTATGTAGGCTACCTTGCGGGTGGCTGCCACAACTCACCTTCCTTTCTACGTATCCACAACAGTTGCGCCATCTCTGTCATGCGTTGAATGTTACCATCATACGCCGCTAAAACTGCAGCGAATAGATCTGTCTCCTCTTTGGCTTCTCCAAGAATCTTCTCTGCTTTCTTGTCACCGATGCCTTTAAGACCTGGGATGTTATCCACTCGATCTCCAGTGAGGATCTGCTTGTAGAAAGTTCGCAGGGTATCTTCTTCTTTAACATAGTACTCTTCGTTCTTAGTAAACTTACAGTGCCAACCACGTATCATGTCTAGATCTTTGTCGATAGTGTAGATCATGTAGTCATCTGGATCCATTGAATACGCTTTGATTCCTATGGCATCATCAGCTTCTTGATCTTCATGCACTTCAAAGCCCCATGCTTTGACAAGATA